GTAGCCAGTATTGTTTCATCCTCAGAACCTAAAAGTATTTTTTACTTCTTTTTTTTCTAGACCCCTAAGAAAATTTTCCATAGCACCTGGACTTCCAGAAACTACTGGCGGCACCGGTTTTATATTCAGTTGACCCCAAGCGTCACCCATAGTAGCCGGTACATTTTTAGGTTTAGGCCCCCTTTTTTGGGGACCGGGTGTAATTGTTTTAGGCATTATATTCCCATCTCCTGTTTAGCCGTAAGCTGTTGCTGGTTCATCATTTCAGCTTCCTGCACCGCTTGTTGAGTTTCCAGTTGTTCCGCCACCATGATGTTTTCACCAAACAATGTCGGCTCCCCAAGCTCTTCAGAAAGTATCCTCGCAAATTCTTTACCCGACATATGGGCAGCAACAGAAGGATCAGCTAGTTTGATCTGATACAGTTGCTGCAAGCTCTGTACCCGTCTGGCTCGTTCCGCAAAGTGACGAGCATCGATAGGAACAATCTTACCCGAAGCAGTGATGTCATCTTTGGTAATCGTCTTGAAGAGTTCTACACCGTAGTCTTCATCAATGGACCGTACCAAGTCAGACATATTCATATTCCGACGAGCAATCTCAAGCATGTTGTTGAGTACCGGCTCAAGGAAGCTGCGCTCAAAGTGTGCCGTCTTGTGTTCGAAGATGCGGGATGCAGAGTTCTGTAGCATCTGTACTTCGAAGGCAGTCTTTTCACCCGGAGTACGGAAGCCCATGGCCTGCTTCGGGGCACCAGCCATCTCCTCCATCTTGTTCTCAAGTATCTGGATTTGGAGGTCTGCCTGAAGGGCCGTAGGGTCTGGCGCAAGGTATCCTACATCACCCTCTTCACCCATGTAGATACGAGCACCTGGCTCAAACTCAAAGTCCTCTACGTCCCCCTTAATCTTGAGTACGGGATATGCAATCTGATCGAAGACATCTGCCTTGAGGTTTTCAAGGTGGTCGATCCGGTACTGCATACCTACGAGATTATCTAGTGGTCCCATAGAGTAGAGGTTATCCGGTCGGTCCCTCCACCCTGCATGGTACACAGGTGAGCCTGCAAGCCAGCTAGGATTCTGAGCATTGTCCAGAACGTATGCCCTGTCTACAATGGTAATGATCCGATTTGTATGAAGCTTACCGGCTTCCTTGTCGTAGACATCACCGTAGAACGTCAGGATTTCTACATAGTCTGATTCGTAGTAGTGACGGATGTTGCTGAAGCCATCTGCTACAAACCCATCGTCTTTGTACCGTTCATCCCCACTATTCAAAACTGTGGTACGGGCAGCAAGACTACGTTCAAGAACTTTCTTGTAGAAATTATTTGTTGGGTTCTCATCAATCAGTCTTTTGAGTTCACCGAGGGTTTTAAGACTACGGACAATCTTTGGTGTTGATTTGAAGTCAGCAGCAGTTGGGTTAAATACAATGTCGAAAGGAGAGATACGAACAAGCTTAGGGCCAACATAATCAATAGTAACCTCACCATCTTCGTTTGTCAAGTATTTTTGTTCCCAAGAAACCGTAGCAAAGCAGTTTCCATATTGAATCCAATCGTACAGAAGGTCAGAAGCAGTATTAATGAAACTGGACTGACGGAGTTTGGTGTCCATGTACGCTTGGATAGTCTGCCGTTTATCTTTAATCAACGGGTCTTCCGAGTGAGCCTCAAACTTCATCCACTGTTGACGGGGGAACAAGGTAGCAAAGTAATTAGCATGGAGGTTATCCATGATCTGAGTCAGCTTTGGAGTGGTCGTAGAATTAGACCAGGGAAGCATAGCATTAGAAGTGGTCCGAGTGTCCGTAGCATACAGGTAGTTACGGAGTTCTTTCTTTTGCTCCATCCACTTCAGGCGATAAGAATTCCACTGGAACCACCGATTGCCTATCTCTACCGCCAGAGTATCCGGGTTGAGAATAGTTGCAATATTGATTTCTTTCATTACCCAGTACCTCTGAATCTATTATTAGCCCAGACTATGTTTGTTCTTCTTGCCCTGTTATATGTCTTAGCTGGTTTTACCGCCATGTCTACTACGGCAGCAAGGGCATCCTTTACGTCATCGTGAGGTGAATTACGGCTGGAAAGTTCTTCTTCCAGTGTCTGGATATTACCACCTCGGTAATGCCAGATAGAAAGGTTGTCGTATCTGGGTTCAAGAATAGCTGCAATACGTTCTTCTTTAGTCCCGTTATTAGGTCTGAACTCATCAACACTGAGAGCTAGTCCATGCTCCTTGATAAGTTCTTTCAACTGACGGACAATAGCTTTCTGTGCTACGGTAACTTCTGCTCTGATTTTACGGAAGCTCCACTTGTTTACTAGGTGAAGTATGTGTTCAAAGTAATCAGAAATACGGTCAGTTCTAAATCTGTCGATGTCAAGTATATAGATATTCCCAGAATTGTCAATACCTATTACGACGATAGCTGTATAGTCTGCCTTCTTTGACAGGCTAAATGCGAAGTCAACGGCAGCAAAGACATTCAAACGACTGTCTTGGTAGTACCAGTAGCCTTCATCCTGCTTCAGATGTTTACGTTCATAGTACTGAAACTTGTCAGAGCCGACCGGTACATTGTCTGGATCAGAAGGATCGTTGTAGTACTGTGCTCGGAACTGGCCCTTGTCAAGGTACTGGCCCCTTTTCTTGGCCAGAATCTTCATATCAAAGCCAAACCACTTTCCGTCTTTTCTTTGCTGTCGAGGCCAGAGAAATTCTCCGGTGCCATCCCCATAGCTTTCTACCGGTCGTTCAAAAACCTCGTAGATATTGTCTTCACTGACCTTCTCTCCGTCATCATCATAGATGTCTTCGGACATTTGAAGAAGACTGTTGTAAAGGTCTAACGGGTGGTACCTTGTACCAACCACCCACTCCTTTGCTTCTGCCCCTTCGATAGAGGACAGAAGGGAGTATTGGCTACTCACCTTCTGTCGGCCCTCACCTGTGTATGCGTTCTCGTAAACGACAACATCGTCCAGAACTGCAATATCACAGTGAAGGCCAGTCAGTGAAGTCGTCAACCCGCCAGTAAAGATAGAAGGGTCTCGAACATTCTCTTTTTTTCGTTTAGGGTGATCCAACATAATCTCTGATGTTGTCCACCTGGCCCGTTTTCCCTCCTCGGCATTGACATGCTCTGGCCAGTACCTTTGGTACACCCTAGAAGTCAGGATACCTTTAATAAAGCCTAGCTGTTTCTCTGCGAGATTTGCTGTAGCAGAAATATACAGCACACGAAGAGTAGGGTCTTTGGTTAGTTCCCAAGCAACTCTATAGGCAATAAGACGAGACTTACCGTGGTCTCGGGGATAAAGCAGTAGTTGATGAGATTTTGCACCTTGGCGAGTCCACCAATTACATACGTCCTCATGGCATTGTCCTAGCACTTGTTCAGGTGCAACAAGCTTGATAAAGGTTACAAGGTCTGCTTCTGCTGCATCCCTGATCTGTTCAACAGGGTTTGACATCAAGCTTCTTCGTTATCAATCCGTTTACACTCGGCTTCCATCCAGTAAAGTTTTGCACCTTGCATTTGGTCTATACCTTTTAAAAGATAATAAAGATTGTTAGAGAGTTGGGCAACACACTCCTCCTCAGTTCGATAAAGATCATTGGACAATTTAGAAATGCACTTCAGTTCTTCATTTAACGTAATGCAAGCAGAGACAACAAAGAGAAAGGTCATTCCATCACTTCCAGTTTTTGTTCATAGACAGACGTTCTAAACCCCTAACCATCAACTACCAACTCCTAAAAGCCTAGCAAGTTGGTCTCGAAGAATAAAAGCAGCAGCAATAAGACCTGACAAAAGAATAATCGTCTGTCTCCACGTCTTTAACACAAGTCGTTGGGCGGCTCTGTAGTTAGCTTCTTCAGCAAGCTGGTCCGCAACTGGGATCAACTTCTTCAGAGCCTCTACCTCTTCATCAGTCAGTTGTGGCATTTACACTGCTCCAAAGAAAGAGTCACTATTGATCGAGTACAGGCCAGACTACATTTTGAGGAAAGCCCTCTTGCTGTGGAACATCACGAAGTGCTTGACGGTATTGCGCCCAAGGGATACGGACACTTTCTGGTATGTCCATAAGCTGCGTCCAGTCTGAATCAAACAATTTTGCGTTGCGTTTATTTCTTACGACAGCAGCGACAGTCTCCTCAGCCTTCAGTTCCAAGTTCCACCCACGGTGCCACTTAGCATCTCCACCGACGTAATATTCGCCGGGAACAACGTGATGCACATTTTTATCTACAGCGGGCATTTCGTCAACGACAAGCTCAAAGATGTTAAGATCCTTGAGTGCCTTATCTGTCAACTCAGCTGGGAAAGATACGTTTGGGTTATCCTTGTACAGTTGCTTAATTGTGTAAATCTCAGGGTTACCGTTGGTAATTTTAACATACTGTTTCATCATGTGATCTCCAGATTATTTTTCAACTCCGGTTGTGTTTCTACCTGTGCCACACCCCAAAAATGAGACGTGGAC